TCGACAAATGGACCTTCTGACGGAGGCTGCTGAATATCATCCGCAGTAGGCGTAATAAACACACGAGCACTACCTGACAAGTTAATAGCAGAGCCACTACTAGAACTTTCGCTAGGGGTACGAGATAGTGTCGTACCAGACGCGGTGTACGTGCCTGTACCTATCTCAAAGTTAGCTCCATCCTCTATGGTATAGCCAACTACATCACCGTCAGACACCCCAGCGGCAGCGAATGTTTGGTAGCCTGAAACGGCACCGCCTAGAGTTATTGTGCCTGTCCCAGTCGTAGAGGTTGAGACATAGGCTCTATTTTTTAAAACAGGCATTTACAATTACCTCTATAGCTTACGCAATACGGATGATTGCACTCGTAGAATCCGCTGTTGGGAACTGAATTTGAAAATCTCCGTTTGAAGACGACTTATCAGAACCAAAATCCAGCACTGCAACTGACGGGTTAGTGCCACCAGATTTGTAGATCAACGCACCGCGAGCAGTGATTGTAGATGATGTCCATGTAGTGTTGGAAAAACTTAGGTATACAGTAGTGCCAGACCCACCATTTGTTGGGTTTGTGGATATAGTAAGTGTATTCCCGCCTGCTGTATATCCAGTGCCAGATACCTCATTTGACGTGGTATATGCTGTGGTAGCAGCACTCAATGTCGCGCTGGACGTATACAGAGCAATCTTAAATGTTTGCGCCGTATCGCTACTAAAGTCCATTTCACCATCAAGCAGCGCTTGCTTGAAACTGGTACACATCGCCTGTGTTATAGCCATATCTAGTCTCCTTTAACTTACTGGCACTCGGAACTGTCCCGAGCGATAGGCGTCTTCACGTAATTTACCTTCTCCAAGAGCCTTTAACAGCGTTACAGATTGCAAATACATCTTTTCATAGTTCTGAACTACATCCGGTTCGCCCTTCAGGAATCGTATCGCTTCAATGAGCGCACCGTTGAGTAAAGCAGAATCAAACTCATCCCCAAGCCAAGTGGTGCCTGCCGTAACGATTGACGGTGGATAATACCCATAGTGAAGCTCCGCAGTATAATTACTGTCAGGCGTTGGACCTAATATGAAAGAAGCATCGTCAAAGTACGCATAGTGTTTGGGAAGTCCTACAGATGTGGGTGTAGGGTACGCTTCTCTGATAAAGTTCACATCCTTATTTATTAGGTAGTGATACGCTCCATCGCTATCTACTAGCGCAAGCGAATATGTGTACAGAAAGTCCGTAGGGGCTGTAAGGTATTTGTTATTTGTGGTTACAGACCCAGTAACATTTCTACGCAGCGCAGGTATCTGCACTGTGCTATATATTTTCTGTTCGGCCTGCTCCGTGAACATAGCGAGTTGAGCATCTGTGAACGAACTCTCACAAATGTCTTCTATATTAGTCTTCAACTCGGTATAGTTCATAACTTACCCCATAGGCCCACGAGCCATAAGACCTTTTGTAGCCGCACCTGTGCCACGAATTTTAACACCGCCACCAGATTTATAAGCAGATGTCATCTTCTTGCCCGTCTTTTTGGCGTGGGCTTTTGCTTTCTTTTTCCCCGCTGCCGTATAGGGAAAAGATTTGTTTCCTACTTTTGGCATTACATACCTCCTACGATATAACTACACTAACAGTACCAACAAATCCAGTACCAACTAACGAGTTAGGCACAAGCCCAAACGGATCGTCACCACCACCTACAGGGTTCCATCCCCACTGTATAGCTCTACTACTAGTATCACCTGACGCGGCTAGACTTTGATCCGGGCGTGGATTGCGTATAGCTTGCGGGTCGTCCACTGGGAACTCGCCAAGTTTAAGCTGCGGGTGGTCAGGATCCCAACATTCAGGACACGCCTTTATATTTGTATCACGGCCTTTGACAAATAGGTTTTTAAGCTCCCGTAACTTGTACTGGAACCCGCATACATCACAGAGCGCTAACGCTTTTGTACCTGATGCAAATCTATTCGTCATTACGCAATCCTACCCATTCTAGGCACAAACCGTGCAGCCGTTTTTTCTCTATCTTCACCCGCAGCTAGATCGAACTGTTCATCGTATGTAGCTTTTAGCATAGGGATACGCTCTGCTAACTCGGGAACCTTCATAGCAATATGATACGCCAGACCAGCCACAAGGCACGGGAAAAAACGGAAGTTCATATCCGCAGTCTCAACACCCGATCCAGCGTCTTCAATACGGCGCATACGCCAGTAGTATAGCACATAATCGTTGTTATCAGGTACAGGCCACACATTTACTTTAGGGGCATCACGTAAACGCTCCACGTAAAGCTGTATGGGACGCCCTTGTGTTAACTTGTTAGGTATAGACGCGTACGTGCTTACACTAATTCTGCTTATGGTAAGATCAGATTGTGTCGCAGAGTTACCACTGTTAGTACGTATTTGGTGTTCAAGCAAATCAATAGTATCTGCTGGTAAAGTGTACTGTGTGGTGCCTTCCACTAGGTTTATCGTGCCAGAATCAATAGTCCACATATTGATACCACGGTTCTGCCACTCAATAGTCATAAGGTTCATAGAACGTCTGGCAGTGCGTAGGTCATACCCAGAACGCATTTCACGGCCCGCACGCTCCCATGCTTCTTCGGCAATCTCCGTGAAGTCCATGTTAAACGCTGTGGTACCTGATGTAGCCATAATTACTTATCCTTAAAGTGCTTGATGACTTGCGCAACGAGAGTATTTTTTGCTTTCCGTCTATCAAGCTCTACGCCTTCTGAACGCATCATAGCCTCTAATTCGTTCTTAGTCATAGCCTTAATTCTAGCAACGGTGGGAACCTTAACTTTTGGTTTAGGGGCAGCAGGTTGCCCACCCATTGCTAGTAGCTTCGCGTCCGCTTCTCCCTTAGTCATAAGGTCAAAAACTTCCACGTTATATGTACCATCAGCGTTTCTTGTGCCTATCTGGTACACTGGTTCACCCGTAGAGAACCTGCCATTTTGGAAAACTTCCATTATGCCTTCCTTTTTCGTTTAGCTGGGGACACTCTACGTGGTTTACCCGCAGGTTGACCCAATCGTTTCTTCTGTGCAATTTTGCTCCGTTTTTCGGCGGAACTCATTTCACCACTTGTTTTAGGAGTTTTGCTAGACACACGTTTTGTAGGTCTACAATACGGTGTACCGCGTTTTTCCCCTGCTTTGCGCCCGCAAGCCTTACCAGTACGCACATCCTTCCAGTCCTCTTTGAACCATCGTTTAAGTGCTGCACCTTTTGCCGTCTTGCGAACTGCCATTATTTACCCGCTTTCTTCTTCCTACACTTAGCTATAGCACCAGAGGCGTAGGCTGACGGAAAAACTTTATATTGCCGTTTTACCTTATGATAACATGCGTCTTTTACCGAACCACCTTTTTTGTAGCCCTTACTGCAAGAATCACAGCCACAACCAGATTTACGGTAGTATTTACGCATGGTTACCTCATTTTACAGGCGCGTACGCCTTTTTTAGCCATACCTGCACCACGTACTTTGCCACCATTGCGCATCTTTTTAACTTTGCCGCCGTACTTCATGCCACCTGCCAAAGTTTGTTGGTCATAGGCTTCACGCATTGCTGCACGATTGCCGCGTTTTATGGCCCCCATTTCATCCACAGTAGGCATATCATCAGGACGGGCACGGGGACGTAGTGATGTAGCCATAGGACGTTTCATAGGTGGTTTACTAGGACGGGCACGAGGACGTGGGCTACTTTCCATACCGCCGCTGGACATTGCTTCACCTACAGTTTCGTCGATGGCTTTTTTACGTTTTGGGTTACGACCACCCATCAGGTTACGACCTTTTTTAGCCATCTTAGGCTCCTTTCATCTTTACGATTTTACATTCGCGTACAGCACCGCCACGGGCCATGCCGCAGCCACGTACTTTGCCGCCTTTTTTAAACACACCGCGTCCTTTTAGAACGTCAGCTTGTGTGATCTTGCCGTCCCCTGTTAGATCAGGCATACCACCCCCTTTATACCCTTTCGCTGGTTTGTTCATAAACTTTTTTGCAACCTCTTTTGGTACACCCATATCTGGGTCGTTGTATGCCATAGCCATGTAACGCCGCTGTTTTTCAGACTTTGCAGGCATCAGCAATTCCACTTCCGTAAGCTCTTGTTTATGCGGCTGTTCGGGTCATTAGCTGTCTTTTTACTTGTCAGACGTTTTTTCATGCCTGACATCCGTGCACAAAACGACTTGCGGCGGTTTGCGGCCTTTGAACCTTTTTTCAGCTTACTAGGCTTTGTAGTAACAGCGGTCTTCAGTTTACTACCGGGATTCTGTCTCCGATAGCTAGCAACACCTTTTGCGTTTAGACCCCCTGAAGGGTCTTT